GGAACTGCAGCCGGGAGTTGGAAAATCCGGGTTCCGAAAAATCAGCCGCAGTTTGCGAGGGTGCTCTAATTTTCCCAGCTCCCTCTCCGCCGGCCCGAATTTTCCCCAAACCGGGCAGCAGGGAGCCTCTGGCCGGCATCGTCGAGGCCTCGGAAAACGCCAGCGATATCAGATGGTTAGCAACCTCGTGAGGTAGCAGAATACCGCAAATCTGCCCATGGCATTACTCAGATGCGGCGCTCGCAACCGCGCTGGCCTGCCCTGCCCTCAGCCACGAATACCGGGCCGGCGCCGGTGCCACTATCACGGCGGACGCCTATGGCCTGGCAATCACGTCAGGCGCATTGGCCCGATGCGGATCAAGGTGCTGCTGCTACAGCAGCTGCGGAAGGCTATGCGGTTGCCGTGGTATGGTGGCCGCACTCCGGGCCACGGCAAGGTGTTGAGCATGACAGAAAAGGCGCTCGAGATCGCAACCGGTGCCATCACCGTCCTCGAGGCGGTGCCGCGCGAGGACGCCGCGGGGCAGGTGCTGCTGGACGGCATGCTCGACGGCTTGGCTGTCGGGCGGCATATCTGTGCCCGCTATCTCCGACACGCACAGATGATGGGTCCAGACGTGATGATGGATCCCAAGATGGAAAGGCTGGCATCCGATACTGCGGGATGGATGTGTCGGCTTGGCGCGAAGGTGATGGAAGAAGCGTTCCGGCGACGGCGGGACGACACTGTCGGCAAGCTCTTGGAACAGCTGCGCGTGGCGGACGACATGGGTGAAAAACCGGGCGAAAAACCGGTGCCGAAAAAAAAGTAGCGGCTGCTGCATTCTCCGCTTGCGCGAGAAATATGTCATCGGCTACCTTGTGTCTGCCGATGGGGCACGACATGGGGAATGACGGCAATGATGACATACGAAGCAAACGACTTCCGGCCTGGCGATCGGGTCCAACTGCATCCCGCGACTGACTTGTGGATGAGGGGAGCACGGTACGGCACCGTTGACCGCGTCATGCGCAACGGCCGATTGGTCGTTTTCGTCGACGCGCTCGGCCGGCAGGTCAAGATCGACCCGGCCCTGATCGGCAACATCCTTTAAAGGTCGAAAGGGGAGCTCCTCCCCTCGCACCGTAAGGCGGTGCCTGACGAGACCAAACAGCATTCATGGGGATGCAAACATGCTCACACTGACAATCGACGATTACGACAAGCTGCCCCGACTGGCCCGCGAGGCTATGGCGAACAGCCTTGTTATCGGCAGCGGCGACAGCCGGCTGCGCATCAAACGCGCGAAGGCCGCTGTGATGGCGGAGCGTATCAGCCGGGCGGATGCCATGCTGGCAAAGGACAACAACACCATCCCGCCGGGCGCCAATCTTCGCGCCGTTCTGGCCGTGCTGCAGGGGGACGCATGATGGCGTTCCATCTTCAGCCGGATAGCCGAAACGGCAAAACCGGGCGCATGCCGGTGTCGACCTCTGGCGCCGAGACTTGTTCCGATGCCTGCCCGCTCAAGGGCAACGGCTGCTTTGCCGACGGCTACCCGCTCAAGGGTCGCTGGGATGAGGTGACGGACGGACGCCGCGGCGGCTCGTGGTCGTCCTTTGTCGGGCAGGTAAGCATGATCGCGACGGGCACGCTGTGGCGCCACAACCAGGCCGGCGACCTGCCGGGCGAGGGTGATGCCATCGATGCGGTCGCACTGGCACAGCTGGTTGAGGCAAACCACGGCAAGCTCGGCTTTACCTATACCCACAAGCCGGTGACATACACCGGTAACCTCGCGGCTATCGCGGCGGCAAATGCCGGCGGCTTTACCGTCAACCTGTCGGCGAACAACCTGCGGCATGCCGACGAACTGGCGGCAACCGGATTGCCGGTGGCGGTGGTGCTGCCGGCCAGCGTGAGCGGCAACGTCAAGCTTGAGACGCCGGAAGGCCGGCGGGTCGTCGTCTGCCCCGCGACCTACCGCGACGATGTCACCTGCAAATCATGCGGCCTGTGTCAGGTACGCGACCGCAAGGTGATCGTAGGCTTTCCCGCGCATGGCGGAGCCAAGCGCAAGGCTAGCAATGTGGCGGAGGGCTGAGCCATGACGGCAAAATGGTTTCCCGAGACAGAATACAAGGCCGCGGTGCGCCACGCGATCGTGGTGGCGCGCCGGCTTGACGGCCGGTTCGAAATCGGCTTGGAGAAATTCAGCGAATACGGCAAGCCGGGGTTCCGGTCAGGATTCCTGTTGCCGAAGCCGGAGAACCGCAGCGGATTCGAATTGCGCTGCGAAGCAATCCGCGCCACCGATCCATTCGGATAACCGTCGAGGGCGCGCGTCTCGAAACCGAAAGCATGGGGAGTTGATACGATGGCAGCACAGGCAATTGAGGCCCAGCTCGCGTTCGTCGCTGGCTGGCGGCAGTCGCGCGGCGTGCGGTTCTACTGGTGGCGGCGGGTGCGTGATGGCGACACAAGCAAAGCCGCACGCACGAAATACGCCATTGTCGCCGGCCGTCGCCTATGCGTGCGAGAACCGAAAGACGCTGTCCGGTTCGACGGTCTCGGGAAGCCCCGATGAGCGGCCGCGCCGCCGCGGTCCTCGCGGGGCTGGTTATGGGCGGTACGGTTGCCGCCCTCGCCATCCCGGAAGTGCTGTCGCAGCCGCTGATCGCCGGCGAGGCGCGCGTAATCGACGGGATTATCCTGGAGATACTGCCCAGCGTCTACGGCGGGCAGAAGCAGAGAATCAGGTTGAGCGGCATAGACGCGCCCGAGTTGGGGCAAATGTGCGGCGTCATCCATTGCGGCCTCGCGGCAAAGGACGCACTCCAGCGTGCCATAGGAGGCCAGCTCGTGACCTGTAAGCCCTCCGGGCTGGACAGGCACGGCCGCACGCTGGCGCAGTGCGCCACATCAACCGTACGCGATCTGGGGGCGCATATGGTCGGCACCGGGTATGCTTTGGCCTACCGACGCTATTCGCACCAGTACATTGAGGCGGAGGAGGCGGCGAAGGCGGAGCGTGTCGGGTTATGGCGCACCGGCAATTTCGGCAACCCCGAGGACTGGAGGCGCGGGCAATGAGTAGGTCAAATTACAGCGACTATGACGGGAGCGATAACCCGATGTGGGCGATGATCCGCTGGCGTGGCGCCGTTCATCGCGCGGTCTGCGGCAAGCGCGGCCAGGCATTCATACGCGAGCTGCGCGAGGCTCTGGACAAGCTGGAGACGAAGCGCCTTATCGCGGATGCGCTGGAGGCCGACGGTGAGGTTTGCGCACTGGGTGCGGTGGGCAAATCCAGAGGCCTCAATCTCGCCCATGTCGACCCGGAGGACGACTACCAGTCGCACGAACTTGGTGCAATGCTAGGCATTGCACCGGCCATGGCGGCGGAAATTATGTGGTTGAACGACGAGCTGTACGGCAGGAAGACACCGGAGGAACGCTACCGGCTCATGCGGCTTTGGGCAGAGAAGTGGTCTCCATAAACCCCGAGGACTGGCGTCGTCAGTCCCGATAGCCCCATGAGCCGGTGGGTCCGCCCTCGTCGCGATCGGTCAGGAAAACCCCTCGCTCCCAACGTAGCGGGATCGTCTCGCCGATCCTGCCGTAGTTGTTCTTCATGCATTTCAGTACGGTTCTGTCGTCCTTGTCGCGGTGCAGGTACATCCGCGAGCGCACGCTGTTGTTCCAGCTTACCGACCCCGACTCGCCGGTGCCGAGCGCCCGGCCGGCAACACTCGGGTGCTTGGTGATGACGACGCAGCCCTGAATCGCCATGGCCAGCCGGCGCAGTTGATTGCAGAACTGTACAACCTGCTGCTCGTCGTTCTGGTTGCCGCCGAAAGCCTGCGTCGCGGTGTCGATCACCACGTAGTTGACCCCGAGATCCCGGCAGGCGGCGGCGAGACGCACGAAGAGACCGGTGACGACCATGCGCCATTCCTTGCGGTCCAGGCGGGACAGCGTGTTGTCGAACCCGACGCGCGGCGCCAACTCCAGTCCCGCCTCGCCCACATCCCCCAGCGAGCACCCCATCGCCCGGCAAATGTCTGCCTGCCGCCGCCACATTTCGTCGCGGTCGTCCTCGCAGGAAAAGAACAGCGCCCGGCCAGGGCGGCACGACAGCCCCAGCCATGGCCGCCCCATCACCGCGGAGGTACACAACTGCTGCGCCACGAGCGACTTGCCCTGCCCCCCATCGCCCGCCAGCAGACACACATTGCCTCGGGCGACGACCCCCTCCACCATCCATTCGCGGCGCGGCACCTCCCTGCCGTCCCATGACGCCGGGTTGACCGTCTCGAATAGGGCCGGGTCGTCGCGGCCGCCTGGACGCAACCGCGTGACGTTATCCCCCAACATGACGCTGCCCCCCCATGCGATGCTTATCGGGCCGGAACGCTACTCCCCCTGCAACCAGGCGCGCAACGAACCCGCCTCCGTCTCGGCCTCCTCCTCCCCGGTCGGCCGCCGGACCCTTGCCGCCCGCTCGGCGCCGAGCCACGCCAGCGCCCGCGCGAGGTAGTCCCGCAATTCGGCCGCCCCGGCCAGATGCGGGTGCCCGGCATAATCCGCGGCCGCCGCCAGAGCCGCCCCCAGAACGGCACGCAATTGCTCTTCCTCGACGGAGGGTGCCGTGGCGACCGGCAGGAATGCGTGGTCCTGCGGTAGCCCGGGGTCGGGTCCGTGGAACGTCCGCCGCAATGCGTCGTCGTCCAGATGAGCGAAGCTGCCGGGCTGGAACGGGGTCATAGCTGCCAGATGCTCACGGTCAGAGGCTCATCCACCGGCACCCGCCGCACCCGGTACTCGTCAACGTAGCGGTCGTCCTTTATCACCGCGTGCCGCCCCAGCAGATCGGCGATCGGCTTTACCGCGTTGTCGATGTCGCGCTTGCGGTTGAAGGGCAGGTCGATGTCGAGCCGGATCGGCCCGATGACGGGCGAGGCGCCCTGCCTGACGAGTTCCCACCCGGCCTCGGTGATCCACGCCCGATAGGTGTCGCTCTTGATCCGCTGCCGGCTGCCGGCGCGGGTCGTGAACAGCGCGTTTGCCGAGGGCGGCACCGGCAGCACGAGGCGGATCAGCGGCCCGCTCACGGCTTCAGGGCGATGTAGGTCTGCGGCTCCTCGCCATGAAACAGCCCCGGCGACTCCGGCACCACCCAGCGCTGCCGGATCAGCCGCTCGGCATCCTGCCGCCGCACCTCCGGCCCGTCAGCATAGGCGTAGGTCTTGCGCCCACCGACAAAGCTGACGACCAGTCTCGTTTGGGCGATGCGGCGCAGGATCGCGACCTGCTGCGGTGTCGGCGATTGTCCGGCCAACTCATCCTCCCCTTTTGCCATCGCCGGAGCCTTCCCCTCGGCGAGGTCGCGCGCCCGCCACATGCCGACATCCTCGCCCGGCAGCAGCCAGCCCCGCCGCACGAAGAGGCAGAACGAGGACACCGGCAGCGGGTTGCCATACTGGTCGCGAACCGCCGCCCCGTCGCCGTAGACCGGGCGACGCCGGTCCGCGATGCGGATGCCGCCATCTGCCGCCCGGCGCAGTATCTCCACCGTCCGCTTACTCGGCAGCGGCATTTGCCCCTCCCTTGCGCTGGTACTTGCGCGGCTCTCTCGGGTCCGCCCTGGCCGCCCAGGCATCCGCCACCAGCGTCGCGACCGGGATGCCGGTAAGCCGCTCGATCTCCAACAGCAAGGCGTGCGTGAAGTTGAGCCCCGGCTGCCGGTCCTCGCGCAGCCTGATCCCCGCCAGGCGGTAGACGCCGCGGTAGTGGACCGTGTGCTGCTTGGCAAAGAGGTAGGGCCTCGTGCCGTTCTCGCGCAGCCAGCGGGCGAAAGTGGTTTCCATGCCGGCACCATAACAATTTTAATTTCCTCTCCGCAATAGGGTATTGACAACCTCGCCGGGCGAGGAATACAAGGGCGGCACTCTTCGGGAAAGGAATGGCGGCCACGACAACCGACAAAGGACAACCGGGCCGCCACCCACCGCTCCCTGTTTATTTTTGTTCTCGATCAGATCGAAGCGGAGTGCGGAGCATGACGGACCTACGCCACGCGCGTGCCCTCGGGGTCGCGGATGCCACGATCATCACGGGGTTGATCTACTGCAAATTCCCCGGCGACGACCTCCCGGCCTTCGTGGCGCGGATGCGCGAATTGCTGGCATCGGCACAGGCCGACATCGAGGCATACAGCAAAGGCGAGGAGCTGCCATGAGCGGACTCACCGACGACCAGCTGGCGTACCGCAAAAAATACATCTGCGGTTCGGACGCGGCCGACGTACTGGCCGGCAAGTGGCTCGACCTGTGGAAGGTCAAGACCGGCCGCATGCCGGAACCGGACCTCTACGACAAGCTGTCGCCGACCCTGGACTATCACGTCCTGAGGCACTTCAGCCGCGAGCGGCTGGAACTGACGCGGCTCCTGGGACACGCCACGGAGGATCTGAACGCGTTCTGGTACGAGCGGCAGACCGGCCGGGCCGTCGAGCGGCGCGGCGAGTGGGCGGTCAGCGATGCCTACCCTTTTATGGGAGCGCACCTCGACGGCATCTCGACGACCTCGCGCGGCGACCCCTGCTACTGGGACGCAAAGTGGACCGGGCGCGCCGACGAGGCATTCCTGCTGCGCCACACCCCGCAGGGCGTCCACAACGCGACGATCCTCGGGTTCGACTGGTGGGGCCTCTCCGTCTTCATCGGCAACGGCAAGTGGGAATGGGTCGAGCAGGAAATAGACCCGATGTTCCGTGCCCGGCTGCTGTCTCGCGAACGCGCGTTCTGGCAGCACGTCCAGAATGACACCGAGCCGCAGGACGAGATCGCCCCCCTCGCGCCGCCGAAGCCCCAGCCGAAGCGCCGCGAGATCAACCTTGACCTGACCCCGGCCGGCGAGCGGCCGAACTGGGCGGGGGAGTTCACCCGCCTCGCCCGCGTCTTCGCCGAGACGGAAGGCGCCGCCAGGCTGCACGCGATCACCCGCAAGGAGCTGACCGAACTGGTGCCCGAGGATGTCGGTCTCTGCCGGCTTGGCCTCGTCAAGTACAAGCGGGATGGAAGGGGCGTAACGATAGCTTTGGAGAAGCCGGAATGCTGAACCTCGACGATGAAGAAGTCTCGACCCTGATCCTCGCGTTGGAGATCGCGACGCAGGAGGCCGGCGAGAGTATGGGGCGGGCAATGGATCCCTCCGAGCGGTGCTGCCAATTTTGCGTCAAGCTTTTCGCGGCCCTCCGGGCGCGCCTGCTCCAGTATCAACAAGACATGACAGAGGAGAGGAAATGATGGCTGAAATGACACCAGTTCGTAGCTCCAATGTGGCCGCAGTCGGCTGGGACGACGACGCCCAGGAGTTGCTGGTCGAGTTCAAGGACGGCTCGACCTACGCCTACCCCAGCGCCGGCAACGCCGCATACCAGGACCTTTTGGAAGCCACCTCGCCGGGCCAGTACGTCAACAGGTGGTTGAAGAGCCAGCCTCATAGGAAAATCAAATGAGCGACCACGATCCGACGACCGGCGAAGTTCGCGCGCCCATGCCGGCACCCATCGCCAAGGCGATCATCGCCGTCAAGATGCAGGTCCGGCAGCTGGGCTCCGACGAGAAGAACGAGCACGGCGGCTACCGCTATGTCAGCGTCGACAAGTTCTACGAACGCATCGGCCCGCTGATGGCTGCCGCCGGGCTGGCGCTGCTGATCGACGAGACCGAGACCGACGTGCGCGTCTCGGAAACGACCGACCGGCAAGGCAACCTCCGCCGGACCCCGTGGCTGTTCGCCAACTACACCCTGGCTTTCATGCACGAGGACGGCAGCGTCTCGCAGTCGATGCGGCGCAGCCTGGCGATGCCGATCACCGGCCCGCAGAGCTACGGGGCGGCGCAGAGTTACGTCGAGAAACAATTTTTACGGCAGATCTTCAAGATCCCGACCGGAGAGAAGGACGCCGACGAAGTGGCGCAGGGCGAGGACGCCCCCTCACGCGGTCGCCCGGCGCCGCAGAGCGCGAATGGCGCCCGCAGTGCCCCCGCCCGCCAACAGGCCGCCCCAGCGCCATCCGGCGCCGCCGCTGAGGCCACCAAGCGGTGGCGGGAGATCGCCGCCGCGATCGACGCCGAGGGGGACACCGAGATGCTGACCCGGCTGGAGGAGTGGCCCGCCTTCCTCTCCCTCGACCGGATCGGGGCGGAAGCCTCGATCGACGACCCGGTGGCGCACCGGGAAAGCATGGACATGCTGCGGGTGCGCGCCGCCGGCCGCCGACGCAAGCTGGCGGGCAGCGACGGTCTGGAGGCATTCGATGGCCGCTAAAGGAGTCGATCCGGCATGTGGGGATCTTGCCGCGCATTTTTTGGGCGAGTCTTACAAGGCGTGGGCGCCATCCGAAGCGGAGGCGGCCGCCGACCTGCGCTCTCTTTCAGAGGCAATTCAAGATGCCGTCGAGGGCTGGTTCTTAGGGAGGGAGCCATGAGCGACGATCAGACAAAGTTGAAGGCGTACTGCGTGGCGCTGACCTTCGATACCGGCCCTATCGCGGTATCCGTAGCCATCGCGCCGAACATCGAGTCGGCCGCCGCCTTGATCGGGATCGACGCCGGGCGGCAGCACGAGGGCAGCGCAACCGGCATCGCCACGCTGGAGGTGACGCCGGAGTGGCTGCGCATGGCGCTGCGCTCGATCGAGAGCGGCAAGCCCACGGGCGATGTCGTCTCGCTGGTCAGTTCCAATCCGTCCACCAAGCAAGCGGCTCCGTCCTGGGCTGCCAAGCTGCGGGCCGATGCGCAGGCCGATGCGCAGCAGCTGCGATGCCCGACACACCCCGACGCGCCGCAACTGAACGGCCGCTGCCCGCTGTGCCAGCCGACGACCGGGGGAGCGGCGTAGCGTGCCGAACATCCTCGCCCTGGCATTCCTGGACCCGCACGAGCTGGCGGCCTCGCTGCCGAAACGCATGGGCTTGTTCAAGGAGGGCCTGCTGCCGATCCGGGGACCGCGCGCCGGGGCCGATGACCCGGACGACGATACGGCGTACCGGCAGCTTTTCGACACCAGCAAGTGGGTCGAGCTCAGGTCCTACCTTGGGCGCATCAAGCGGCTTGGGGACGCGACCGGTGGGATCGATTTCGGCAAGATCGGCCTGGAGATCATCCCGCCGGATACCTGCCTCCCATGGGAGCGCAATGCCACGCCATACAGCGTGCGGTTTCAGCGAATGATCGTCTCGTTGCGGACCAATCCCGGGGTGGTGATCCATTCCGGCATAGAGGCCGTCAGCCCCCAAATTGGATGGCTTACCCTGATAAATCAGAGAGCCTGGAACTCCCGGGCCAACATGGGCGACAGCAGTAGCATCCAGCTGGTCGTTGACTTCGCCAAAAAGACCGAGGAGAAGGATTAATGGCTAAAGCAAAAGTAATGGCAGAAGTAATACATCTGGCCGATCCGAATGATGGCGGGAACGACATCATCGCGATGAGCGAGCCCTTCACCGTCGAGGTCGTGATCGAGGGCTCCGCCGACATCCTGTTCCATCGCTGGAACCCGGAGGCGGTAGACGAGAAGGCCAAGGCGGCCAAAGGAAGCGCCGCAAAAAAGAGCGACAACCTCGAAAGTTATGTTTATCGCAATGAGGATGGGGAGATTTGTATTCCTGGTGAATATCTGCGCGGCGCGATCGTCGGCGCAGCCAAGTTCCGACAAGACCCGCGCTCGCCACGAAAGTCGGCGATGGACCTGTTCAAGGCCGGGGTGGGGTCTTTGACGCCTCTCGCCCCATTATATTCCGCGGTAAGCAGGGGCGAGGCAGGGTATGGCGCGGCCGCTACCGTATGGGACTTCGAGGACAAGCGCAGGGTCGTGGTTCAGCGCAGCGGCATCAACAGAACGCGGCCGGGCATGAAGGTCGGCTGGCGCGCGACATTCCTGATCCTCGTCACGCTGCCCGAGTACATCAGCCCGCAGGTTCTGAACGAGGTCATCTCGACGGCTGGCCGGATCGGCGGTTTGGGCGATTTTCGGCCGACATACGGACGATTTTCGGTCGTTTCTTATCGGGTGTGCCAGGCGTAGGTCGGGTGCGGCTCGGCGGGGAATTGGGAAGCTGTGGCTAGTGGACAGGCCCGGCGCGGTTGGGTGCGGCGCGGTCTGGTTGGCCACGGCGAGGCGTGGAATGGCTAGGTGCGGGCAGGCGGGCGTCGGTATGGCGCGGCTTGGCGGGGTATGGCGTGGTTCGGAATGGCGGGGCGGGCTATGGCGCGGTGTGGCTCGATCAACAGAGGGGAGAAAGATGCCTGACGATGCCGAGATCGAGGAGTCGGAGCCGATCTGCCAGAGCTGCGCGATGGTGCTGCCGAGCATGGACGCCCCATGCCCGCGCTGCGTCCCCGACGCGCCGCAGCCGGGCGAGGCGCGGGGTGACTTTCTACAATCCGCCCTCGCCGCGAGCGAGAAACGGAATTTCGCACTGGCGGCAAATCAATGCCACGCACCCTGGAACGACGAATATGGCAACCATCGCTGTCACATCGAAGATTGCTTACGCGAAACACAATCCGCCCTCGCCGCATCCCAGGCGGAGGTTCGTCATATAGAAGGGCGGCTTCGTGTTCTCTGCAACGAACTCGACGCGTCCAAGGCGGAGGTTGCGCGGCTGAGAGAACTTGCTAACGAATACGCCTATGAATGGGCAAGAGAAGATGTCACCCGTCTCCGCTGGACCACGGGCGCGGGGGAGGATCAGGAAGCTGCACGCGACTTTGCCGAACGCATTACTACTGACGAATGCGTTCGTGTACATGGCAGCTGCGCCTGCCGAAATCAAAACGAGAATCCACTCAACGTTCCCCACACAATTTGCCGTAGGCAAGCGGAGGTGGCGCACGCCGCATTCGCCGCCGCCCGCGCCCAAGGCGAGCGGCATCGGGTATTTTGAAGACAGCCCAACCCGCCTTCATGCGGCTGCGCTGTACCTTAACCCCGCGGCATAGCCATGCTCCTGCAGTCGCGGGACGTCTCTCGAAAGACGGCTCCCTATGTCATTCCGCCAGAAGGGCGAGGCCGGGATGGTCAGGCGATCGAGCACGCGGTACGCCTCGTTGCGGGCCGCAACGACACTCTCGCCGGTCCCGGTCGATACTAGGACGTAGCTGCCGGCGGTCATCAGCGTGGGGCGCTTCTCGAACTCGCCGACCTGGGCCATGCAGAGGTGGATGTTGTCCTCGATGCCGGGCGTCACACCCCAGATCGGCACCCCGACCGTCTCGTCCGGCTTCTCCCGGTACGGGTATGGCGGCAGGGCGCAGACGACGCCGACCGCCACCTCGTCCAGCCGCCGCGTCTTGGGCGGCTTCCCGGCCGCAAGCCCGGCCAGAAACTCGATAGGGTCGCCATGAAGTGCAAGCTCTATGTTGATTGCGGGATACCCAAAGCGAGCTGTGAACTCCAGGGGCCACGGGCTGCCGTCCTCGTCAACAATACAATTCACGTCGATGTTGCCAACGTAGCCGAGGCTCACAAGGCGATCTTCGAGGGGCTTCAGGACGCGGTCAGCCAGCTTGCTGCGCGCTACCAGCCGCATCACGGTGCCGGCCTCGCCGCAATTGCCGGACCAGCACGCCTTCCCGTTCCTGCGAACAAACAGGGCATGCGACTCCGAGTTGACGGTCGCGCAATAGACCTTCCCGCGGTAGGGCGCGCGATAGCAATACCTCGGCCGGAGCCACGCGAGAGCCTGAGAGGATACCCCGACATCCCAAGACAGGCCGCCCCGGATGATGTAGCCGCCCAGCTCCCGCTCGGGCTCGCCGCGGCGGTCGCGCTCGTGGACATGCCCGGCGAGGCCGATGCGCATCAGCATGATCTGGATATCATCGGCCATGCCCCGGCTGGCCGTGGTGTAGACCCGATTGCCCATTGTCGCCGCGTCGAGGGCAAGCCCATCGAGGAACGCAGCAATTACGTCGGGCGCCGCGCCCATGATTTCTTGCGGCGCCCGCTTCTCGACGGCTTTGGGGAAGTGCCGCCAGGCATTAGCCAGGTCGCGGCTGTTGATGTAGACATCCGCGCCATAGCGGTGCGCAACGTAGCCGCACGCCAGTGCCGCATCGCGAATCAGAGCCTCTTTGTGGGCCGGGCAATTGCCGAACACGATTGACCGCTGCCCGCAATGACCGTCCGCCAGAAACATACCCAGAAGGCGGGCGCGGGCCGGGGTGATCGAGGGATTACCGGGGGCGGCCCAACGCCCGACCCGCAGCACGGCGAATTTCTTCTCTATCCGGTTCTCGGCGAGGCCATCGGCTGCGGCCCGGTAGAACTCGGGCTCACCGCGACGGACCGTATCGCGGTCGGCGACGTACATCGCGTGATCCGGGGTGACGAGCAGATCGACGCGGTTAGACCGCCAGCCGATCATCTCGCCATCGAAGTCGCTCTCGACCAGCCGGTCTGGCATCACGTAACAGACGAGCCCGTCATTGAGCGTAGCGAGACAGTCGGCTTTTTTGACATCCGGCCACGCTTTCCAGCCCACGGCTGTAAGGACCTCCGTATCGGCCGAGTAGCAATTGGGACCGACGCCACCGGCAAAGAGGCGTTTCTCCTCGAAATTTTCTTCCCACCCCTCGGCGAACCCGCCGGGGCCGATCCAGCCGCCGACCGCGAACTCTACGCCCTCGACCAGCTCCTGGAGGATGAACCCATGGGGAAACCGCCTGCCCTCCCGCTTCCACCGCTGCAACCGCCAGACCGCCTCGCGCGGGGTCTTGGCGACGAAGCTGAGGCTCTTGTCGGTCACGTCCCCGCATGGCTTGATCGCTACCCCGTCGTCGCGCTGCGAGACGAGGCTGATCGCTTCGTCGTAATTGGTGCATTGGCGGTACGGTGGGACCGGGATACCGGCACGCTTGAACTGCTGCATGCCGACGAGGCGGTCCAGCTCCCATTCGCCGACGAGGCCCGGCGCCCCGATGACCGGCACCCCCTCGGCCCGCAATTGGTCGAACTCCCGGCCGCAGTAACCCAGGCTCCCGAGGATCACCAGATCGACTCGGCGGGCGAGTGAGCGCCAGTCTGCGACCCGCTCGACGAGGCCCCGGCCGACCGGCTGCTTGTGCTGGTCGTATGATTTGAGCCAGTAGTGGACGGAATGACCGTGCTGCTGGGCGCGGATCGCGAGATCGAGCAGACCGTCCGCGGTGGGCTCGACAATCAGAACGCGAGCCACTACGGGCCGCCGATGCTCGGCCTGAGGTCGCGAGGCTCGGCATTAGCGGGAGGCGCCTGCGGAGCGCCCCGTAGTCCGCGCGGGATGGGCGCCCTCGGCCCGGCGCCGACACCATAGTTGCGGCCCATCATCGTGACGGCCGCCTGACTCGGAGACATGACCCCTGGCTCCGGCGTCTCGTCCGGGTGCGGAAGCTCTCCGATCGCCGCCTCGCGGAAGATCATGCGGATCGTCTCGCGGGTCGCCGCCTTTGCCGGCCCCGGCTCCAGCCCGGCGACGATCGCCTTCACGACGCGGGGCTGGGAAAAAATCCAGCCCATGCCCTGATAGTAGGCCAGGGCCGGGATGCGGGCCGGCAACGGGAGGTTCTTGACCGCGCCGGCAATCAGGGCGCCCCCCAGCTGGTCGCCGCGACGTGGGAACATGAAGCGAATTTCCTGTGCCAGCCGCCGCATGTCATCAGCCAGGCCGCCGGGGAACATGATTTCCTGCTGCCGCGGGGTCCACCGCCGCAAAGCCTGATCTATGCCGTCGCCAACCACCATCGTTCCCGCGCCCGTCTCGGTGCGGGCGATCGACGAGTTCAGCAGCTCTTTCAGGGCCTGCTGCCGGATCGCAGCCATCTGCGGCGACTGGTCGCCAAAGAAGCGCTGCGCCTCGATCAGGCGCGTCTCCTGGCCGGGCCGCAGGACATAGCCGATCGCATCGTCGGCCGACGCTCCGGGCTTCGACAGTTCCGAGAGGTAATTCTTCGACAGGAAGCTGTCGCGGGTCAGGTTTGCCGTCTCCAGCCGCTGCATGGTTTGGGCGAAATTGTCCGGGGTCAGTTGCCCCGCCGGGACTTTCCCGCCGCGCGCGTCGAGGCGACGGCTGTAGAGCCGCATCTCCCCGGCCAACCGCGGCCCATAGGTCAGCTCCAGGAGGCCGTCGCGGTCCTTCTGCTGCACCAGCGTCGCCAGCTTGCGGGCCGACATCTCGCCGGTCTGCGGGTCTCGGGCGGCGGCTACGACATTCTCCCAGTCGGCGGAGGCCACCCGACGCCACACGTCCGGCCCGACCATGCCCCTGATCTCGCGGGCGCGGGCCGTAAATTTCGGTTGCAGCACCTTGTCGGCGATGGCCCCTGGGTCCGGCATCATGCCGGTGCGGGCCTGATTGACGATCTGGTTGACCGTCGTATCCTCGAATTTACGGATGCCCTCGCCGTAGAGTTGGTCGGCGCGGCGCAGCATGTTTACTGCCGGGGCCGCCGCCGGGTCGCGGGCCGCCATCCCGATCGCCGTGTTGACGCTCTGCCGCAGATCGCCGAACTGCTTTTTGGCGACGCCTGGGGTCAGGTCGGTGAACTGGCCCATCTCCCCAAGGGTGGCGCGAATGCTCTGCGCGTCGCTGAGGGTCATCTTCGGCCCGATGTCGCGTAGCTGCCCGAGGGACCTCAGAACTCGCTGATCGCCGAATATCGGGTTGCCCTGTGCATCTTTCGGCAGGGCATCGAGGATGCGCCGCGCCTCCCGCTTGATCGCCCCCGTGGGGACGATCTCCGCACCGCCCGTCGCCTGATCGACGCGCGAGTAGATGCTCTGCATCGAGCGGCTAAAGTCGTTGCGCGCCTCCGCGATCCCGGCCGCCACATCGCTGCCGAGGTCGCCCGCCGGGGCCCGGCGCGGGATGGCGCCCAGGCCCCGCAGCTGCTGCGTCAGCATCCGGTCGGCGTCGCGCGCCAGGTTATCGACCTCGGCGTCCAGCTGCGCGCCATGCAGCTGCACCTCGCGCTGCACCGCGGTCCCCGCCTCGCGCGAGGACACCCGCGCCGTTGGGTCCATGATCTCGCGCATGGCCCCCGGCCGCTCGGCCGCCGGAAATTCCGCCCCAACAATCTCGCCCAGCCGACCTTGGACAGCCGCCCGGTTTGGGTTTTCCAGGAAGTCGGCGCCGAGGCGGGCTGCCACGTCCTGTTTCTGGATGGGCGAGGAGAGGCCCGGCGCCACCGAGCGCAATGGAGCAACGCCACCGGCCCGCTGAACCGAGGCGGCCAGGTCCATCGCTTCCGGCGTCGTCCCGGTCACATACTTGCGAAAGGCTCCGCCAAGCGCGCCGGGGATGCCGGTGATGAGCCGGCCCGCCCCCTCCCCGGCGCCGCCCATCAGCCCACCCATGCCGATCGACAGCGCCGTCTCCGGGATCGTCTTCTGAAAATCGCCGCTCAGCGCCTTGCTGCCCTCGATCGCGGTCTTGCCGAGAGCGGAGCCGGCCGTCGCCCCGGCAATAGCACCCAGCGGCCCAGCGGGGGCGCCGACCATGGCGCCGCCGGTTGCCCCCGCGATCATCGGCGCATCGGCATAGATCCCGGCGCTCCCCTGCATCAGGTTGTTCATGAACCCGGTGCCTTCCGGCGACAGCATCTTGCCGTCCTGCCCGCGCACCACGAACCGGCCGCCGCGATCGGTAAAGACATTCTCAGGGCCATACTTGCGGGCAAGATAGGACCGCTTCTCGGCCGGGTTGTCGGAGCGGTGCATCGCCACCGCATCGTTCCAGCCGGTGCCGGTGTCGTAATCTACCTCCGGGTCATAGCCCTGGAGGAGCCGCATCTCGCCCCTGATACCGCTCGCCCGCTCGCCCGCCAGGTCGATTATGCCACGCTGCTGCCGGGGCACGCTGGGCGCTCGGCCCGGGGTCGCCAGGCCGATGCCGATCTCGGTGTCCGGCGCTGGCGCGTTGGGATTGGCCAGCGCGCCGCCGGGAACCAACTCGCCGCTCGGGGGCACCGCGGCCGCGGGGGCTTTGAACAGGCCTCGTTTTTGTCCCTCCTCGTATAGCCGCGCCCGATCCGGCGGCAGCAGCCCGCGCTTATAGGCCTCGCCAAGCAGCTCTAGCCGCCCCTGAGTGTCGGGGCTTGCGGGGAGGTCGGACATCTATTCCAGCCCGAGTTGCTTTTTGATCTCGTCGTCAGTCAGTTTCGAGATGTCCTCGGAAACCGCGCCGGAGGCCGCCTTCATGGCGGCTGCATTGGTCTTCAATACCTCGGAAACATTCTTCAGCGACTGCACCACGGCTGTCGGGTTGTCGAGGCGCTGGAGGCCGGGGAGAAGCTGGTTCAGGCGGTCCTGCGACGGCTTGCTGAAGTAGCGCGCGCCGAGCAGGGGCTTGGCAAGCCGGGATTGCAGCAGTTGCACCTTGCTCTTGAATTGTGCCAGCGCCGGGTCTTCATCCAGAATACCCAGCTGCTCGCCGACGCTGCCGACCGCGCGTCCGACGATGCCCTTGGCGCCGACCAGCTTGGGGTTCGCCTCGACCATCTGCGACAACTGATCGGCTTCGTTCGCCAGCGTTTCGAGTTCGGTCGTCGCCAAATCGACCTTCGACGTTTCCTTGCCGATGCGGGCCTGGGTGTTGGCCGCGACGCCCTTCTCTCTCGCCCGGTTCGCCCGCTCGGTCTCGGCGATCCGGCGCTCCTCCAGTTCGCGATTGCGCAGCGCGTCGGCGCGGGTCGCGGTCCCGGCCGCGATCTTCTCCTTGAGGCCCTGCTCCTCCAAGCCGATCTTCTGCCCCTCGAAGCCCTCTGTGACCTGATGGTGGCGGCCCGCCTCGGTGCGGGTCGCGGCGTCTCCCCTCTCTTTCTCCCGGTTCGCCCGCTCGGTCTCGACGATCCGGCGCTCCTCCAACTCGCGGTTGCGGAGTTGGTCGGCGCGGGTCGCCGTGCCGGCCGCGATCTTCTCTTTGAGGCCCTGCTCCTCCAGGCTGATCTTCTGCCCTTCGAAACCCTCCGATACCTGATGGTGGCGGCTCGTCTCGGCGCGGGTTGCGGCGTCTCCGGCAAAGCCGGTTGACGCCTTCCAGCGCTCGAAATTGAGCTTGTAGTTTTCCTGCTCGCGCTTATGGAATCTATCTGCCGCATCCCAGATCACGCGGCTGTCCGTGGTGGGGTTTTTACTGCGCAGCAGCAGGGCGATGTCCCGCAGCGAGGGCGGCGGCACCGGCGCGCCCTGCACTTGCGCCTGCGCCATTTGCTGCCCGACCGCCGGCCCCGCGGTTTGCGGGCCGCCGCCCCGTCCGGCAAAGTCCTGGATCGTGCCCCTAAAGCCCCGCCCGATCGCCTCGGCATAGCCCGCTGACGCTTCCGACATCGGCGCCGCGGCGGCCCGGCCCTCGGCCGTATTCGGCATGCTTGGGTCCATGACGGCCCGGCCGCGATCGAACGAGGCGGGCGCGGCGGAGGGTCCGGCCGGCAGAATCCGCGACGCTTCGGCCAGATACGGCTTATAGGCGCCGCTTCTGTAGGCCGTCCACGGGCTGAAATTCGTGCCGCCCTTACTCACCCGAAAGGCCAACTCCATCGCCCTGTCGGGATTGCCCAACGCCTCACGCGCGCCGGGATGCACGCCGTTGATCTGCGTCAGGCCAAACGAGCCGCCGGACGGGTCATTCGGGTTGTAGGCATTGGGGTTGAGGCTGCTCTCCGGCACGGAGATGGCAGCCATGGTGTTGGCGCCATCCTCGTCAAAGCCGGCGCGACGCGCCGCTGCCTTGACCTCGGCAAGGGTCATGCCGCCGCCACCCCCGGCAGTAGCGGGAGAGCCGCCGAAGCTGGACGGCGACGGCGGCAACCCAAACGAAGAGCCGCCAGGGGCGCCGCCGGCCCCCGGCAGGCCGAAATTGAGGGCGAGACCGGACGCCTCCGACTCCCGCTTGTCCTTGTCGAGGGCGCGCTGGTACTCGGCAAGCTGCATCTGCAACATCAGGGAGCGCTCCTGCTGCGCCTGCTGCTGCCGGAAGTCCTGCGCGAACTGGCCAAGGCCGGCGCCCAGCGCCATCAAGGGGAACATCGCCTACAACCCAAGGAAGCCAAGCGCGCCCGGGAATAGGCCGCTCTTGGGATTGAACAGCGAGTTGGCGCCCGACAACAGCCCGCCGAAGCCCTGCGCCGTCTGGTTGAAGCCCATCTGGCCAATATTGGCGCCGATGCGCGAGGCGTCCTGCCCGAGGCCCATGTACTTCATCAGGTCGCCGATCATCTGCTGCGGCAGCATGTACTGGTTGTTGCCTAGCCCCGTCGCGCCGGTCAGCAGGTTCTGCTGGCTGTTGAGGCCGCTTAGAGCATTGTTGGCGATGCCGGCGCCGGTCTGGTACGGCAGGAGTCCCGAAGATGCGAGGCCGCCAATGCTGCTGCCGAGGAGGCTCTGCGCCTGCCCCAGGCCGCCTGCCGCGCCGCTGAGCAGGGAGGGGAAGGCCGAGGCCCCGAGCGAGCCGGCCGCGCCCTGCGCATTCAGCGCATTCAGCACGTTGCCGATCTGGCTCATGTAGGTCTGGCTCGGCATCTGCCCCGAGCCGTAGGCCAGTTGCGGCGCGGCCTGGAACAGCGGCGAGGCTGCCCCTGCCGCCGTCGCCTGCCGCTGCAACTGCTGGTTCTGCCAGTTGATGTCGAAGTCGCCCAGCGCCTTGGCGGTGGTCCCGGCGGCGTAGGGCGACCCGGCGATCCCGGACATCGCGTTGACCGCGTTCGACTGGTCGAGGAGCTGCTGCTGCGAGCGGTCGAACAGCGCCGACTGAGGGTCGAAACCTTGCTGTAAAATACCCTGCCCGGCACCGTAGAGCGAGTTCGCCCCGGCGCCCCCGAGGGTGGCGCCCTGCTGCGCCCCAGCCATCGCCTGCGGGTAATAGGGGTTGTCGGCCGCCGCATTGACCATGCCGCCATAGAGCGGCGAGAAGGCGCTGGACATCAGCTGCGGCAGGTATTGCAGCCCCGAGGTCGCGGCGCCGGCGAGGCCGGGTATCTGCCCGTAGACGTTGCCGAACATCTGGGAGTAGAGGTCGGCGGCGTTCTGCGCCGAGCCGTAAGCCTGGCCCGCGCCCTGGTCGTAGAGCGTCGGCGCGCCGGTCTGGGAGCCGGTCAGGTACTGCTGAACTTGATTAAAACCCATCGGCGCATAGCCCTGCGCCTGCGGATAGGCCCAGGCTCCAGGCGTGCCGGCCCCGGCATTCATCGAGGCATTAAACAGGGGGTTTGCGATGTTGCCGAGCATGCCGGCAGCCTCACCCTGGCCGGGCGGGAGATAGACGTTCGCGTTGCCGCCGCCGCCCGAGCCGCCGCCACCCATTGGCCCCATCAGGCAGGCTCCAGCTCGCAAGGGGCAACCCCAAAGCCGCCTGGGATGCCCTTGACCGCAATTGGTACGAGGCCCGACATGGCAGACGGTCCCTCGATAATCTGGCAGCGTTTCCCGGCCAGCTCCGTTGCGGGGCCGACGTAGCGCGCCTCGATACCCGGGGTCAGGCCGGCAAGCCATGCCAGCCGGTCACGGCACTCCTTTCGCACGGCCTGACGGTTCAGGGCGCACAGGCCCTCGACGCCATGGCTGATCTCGGCCGCCCAATACCGGCGCCGCAGTTTATCCGGCAGCCGCCATACCTCGTCAGCCGAGAGCGGCGTGTCGATCAAATCGGACATTACAGGATCTTCCAGAAAAGGGTGCCGCGCGGCTCGTAGCCGAGGGCTAGCATGAAGGGCAGGAGCGGGCGCTGTCCATCGTGGGCCATGATGTACCGGACCCCCAGCTTTCGCAGCGCCGGCTCGGCGGAGCGCCACATGCGGAAGCCGACCATCCCCTTACCACGAAACTGCGGCGCGATGTAGCTGCCGCCGTCCTGCGCCATCAGCAGGCTGCGATAGTTGTGGTGCGGCATCAGGAAGAAGCTGATGAACCCGGCCAGGGTGCCGTCCACTCTGGCAGCCCACAGCCGGTAGCACCCCCCGGCCTCCAGGCGCGCCAGCCGGTCCCAGTCCGGGTCTACCGGGGCGAGGTCGCGCAGCGGCGATAATTCCTCCGCATAGGCCCGGATCATGTCGGCGGCGTTCGGCTCGGCCAGAACCTTGGCCAACTTCTCCCAGCCGCAGCGGATCACCCGCCGCCCCTAGATCGTCCTCGTTCCCGCCGGGGTGACCGCGACCGAGACGGGGGTGACTATTGCCGGGGTGGAATTTGCCGTGGCGTTCGCGCTTGCGTCCGCCGACGCCGCAGCCATGCGGTACTTGGCAATCTCGGAGGAGACCTTCTGCCAGCCCGACCACAGCAGCGCCGCCACGCCGGTGATCACCCAGAATATCTGCGTGAACTCGTCCCCCGAGACGTACCTGCCCCAGGAGAACCCGGCGCCCGAAAGCAGCGCCGCCAGCGTCCGCAACTGCCCGAGCAGGACCGGCAGCCACGCGCTGTTGGGCACGCCGGGAATGAGCTGCGGTATCTGGTCGAGCAGTTTTTGTGTCGACTCCTCCTGGGAGGGCGCGCCGGTGGTGTCTGCCATGCCTGCCTCAGAACCTCCCTCGCCCGAGCACGAGATACAGGACGAGCACCACCAGTATCAGCCCGCCGATGCCGATGCCCGCACCCGCGCCGTACCGGCTGAAGCCCCAGCCGCCGCCGCCGAGCAGCAGCACGAGGAGGACAACGATCAGCAGAAGTTCCAAACTGGTGTCCTCTTTAGAACCCCCACCATGCGCGGTTACTGCTGGTGATCGTCGCGCGGGATCCGGCTGTGAGGGTCACGTTGTCCCAGAATACCGCCGAGATATAGCGGCAGGTCGTGGCGGCAATGCTGACGATCGAAGACCCCGCCGCCGTCGTGTTTACGGTGGTGGTGCCGGTGGTTTCCACGCCGTCGAGATTTATGACCGTGGCGCCGAGGGCAAGCGTTCCCGTCGCCGAATGAAACACGCCATCGGCGGCGGGGATGGTAGTGCCGGGCGCCGGGAACGTCCCCCATATGTTTGCCGCGGCTCCCGCGGTGATGCGGTTGCCTGAAGCGCCATTCTCACGAAAGAACGTGCAGCCGCTGGTGCCGGATACTCGCTGCCCGACCACGCTGATCGATACGATCCCGGTCGCGGGCGTGACGCTGGGGCCAGTGACGGCGAGACCGCCGTTCACGCCCTCCATGCACGGGTAGCCGTTCTGGCAGTTAAAGATGAAGGCCAGTTGCGCGGATGGCGTCGCCTGCGTCAGATCGAGGGCGTGGCCGCTCTGGTCGTAGAACGTGACGAGGAAGCAGAGCGTGGCGGCGCAGTGCGCGCTCGCGGCCGCCGTGTTGATCGCGCCCGAAGCCAGAAACCCGATATCGAGTTCGGCGTTGTCGCTGGAGCGCCGGAGGCGGACGAGCCTGTTGGTCGTGTAGGAAGCGAGCAGCCGCTTCAGCGCGTAGGCCCCGCTCGGGGCCGGCTGACCGTCGAGGCCGTAACCGGAGACAAATTGCCCGGAGAGCTGCCCGGTGGCGCACTGGATCCCGATGCACTGGGCCGACGCGGGCGCCGCGGCCAGAAGCAGCGCAGCAAGCGCGGCCCTCAGTTGTACCAGCATGTGAAGGGCGAGGTTGCGGCCGACGACAGGATCGAGATCGTGAGCGGCGGCGAATAGCCGAGCTGGCGTGACCACGAAATGCCATTGAGCCCGACGCCGCCGACCGGCGACAGCGCAAACGACCCGGCGGTGTTGGCTATGGCGGTCCCGCTCTTGGCGACGTTCAGCCAGAGCGTCGCGGTGCCACTGGGGTTGGCGATCGTCACATAGGTCGTCGGCGCTGTCGGCCCCGTCTCGCCCGAGGTCGGGAAGATGATCGGCCCCGCCGTGCTGCTCGCGGTCCCGGAGCAGTTGCTGGGCTGCTGGGCCTGCGCGTGGGCACGCGAGGGGAGTGACAGAAACAGCACGAGGCCGAGGAGGACCGTGCAGACCACGACGATGAGGGCGGCGCAGAGCCCCCTCGCGCTGGGACCGGGTTGTCCTGCTCGATGTCGTTGTATCATCGCTTCTTCCCCTTCGGCTTCTTCGGCGGCGGCCTCCTGACATCGGCGCGGAAACCATCCCGCACGGTCTTTTTGCTCTTGCCCTTCATGGCGCCGGCGAAGCTCGATGATGTGTTCACTTGGCAACCACAGTCCAGTTGGTGCCGTTGTAGAAGGCCAGCACCTTAAACGCGCCGGTCCCGGTGATGTTGGCGCCCCAGGTTGCGGTGTTGCTGTCGAGGATCAGGGCGACCATGCCGAGCGTCGGAGCGGGCAGTTCGGCTTGGTTGAACCCCACCCCAAAATCCGCAATCAGACGAGAAGTCAGGGACTTCACGGTCGAGTATCCGACGCCGTCAACCGCTGCCGTCAGTGCGGCAATCTCCACCCCGCCACTGGCGGCAAGCGCAAACTCGGTATAGTCCCCGGTCGTCGTCAGGTAGCCGATGGCATTGCCGCTGAAGTCGTTGAACTGCGTGCCGCTGGCATCGGCGTGGTACACCTCAAGCAATCCAGACATCGCGTCTATCTGGCGGCGGAGCACGTTCAGTTGATCCAGCAGCGAGCCGGCATCCTGCGGTCCCCGATCCAATGCGATCGACATCACTGCACCTTAAATCAAATCCAGCGTATAAGCTAAAAACCCAAGAAACCCCAACCAGAGAGCCAGCCTGCCCGCGATGCGGATCACCCTGGCCGTCCTCGCCATTCTCGCTGCGGCCTGCGTCTCGGCCCTCGTCGGCCCCGGATCGGGCGGCGGCGGAGTCGCGGTCCTGGCGGCCCTCTATCTCGCCCTCGTCGTCCTACCGGACCCAGGCCGCGAAAAAGCGGTGTCCGCGCTGCTTTGGGTGTCCGTCGTAGTGGCGGGGAGCGCCGTGGCCCAGATGCCATTCATCCCACGCCCGCCATCCCTCTTCGTCAGCCCGAACTACCTCGGCGCCTTCGCTGCGATCATGCTGTTCCTTCCGGATCTTCCGGATGGCCGCCGCCTGCGCCCCCCGACAGAATGGACAGCCACAGCCTGGGTCAAACCGCTCGCCATTGGGGCCAACGCTACATCCCTCTGTCTCGCCCAGTCCCGTGGGGCGCTCCTGGCGGTCGGGGCCGGCTGCTGCGTCATGCTCTGGCGACACAGCCGCATCGCAGCGCTCGCCGCGCCAATCATTGCAATCGTCGCTGTATTGATGATTCGTGCCGGTGGCGACCAGTCCGTTACCGAGCGGCTGGAGGTGTGGGAAGCGGCCCTCTACGGCGTCAAGTGGCACCTCGTCACCGGCAACGGCTTCGATGCCCCGCTCGTCTTCGCCAACGGCATGTTCTACCGCCGCTTCTACTCGGTCCCCATCGACTGGTTCGCCGCGACCGGGCTTCTTGGCGCGGCGGCCGGAGCGTGGCTGCTTGTCGAGGCGTCCCGTCGCGGACCAGAGTTTCATCCCTTCCTCGCCGCGTGGCTCGTGCAGGGGCTGTTCATTTCCGCCCACCCCGCGACGATGGTGCCGTTCTTTGTCGTGCTGGCCCTAGCGGCAGGCGCTGGAGCCGCAGGCGTAGAACGGGATGAAGCCGGGGTTGCCGGTGTTGTCCTTCACCGTCAGCCACTTTGAGACCGTCGTCGAGGCCCCCTGCGGCCCCAATGAGGTCATCGTGGTGGCGACGTTGCTGTTCGTCGCCCAGGATCCGGCCTGGAAGAACTGCAATTCACTGGCGGCCGTCGGCGAGGCCCCCGACACCGACAGGTAGCTGCCGAGATAGGTGTTGACCTGGCCGATGATGCCGCCGGGGGTCGGCTCGATCGGGCCGGACCCGCCACCGCCGGACGGGATCGCCGCCTGGAGCTGCACTGTCGCCGCACCCAGAATCAGGCCCAGCGAGAGTGCCGCAACCGTCGTGCGCAAGTTCCGCATATTCCCCTCCCGCCAAAAGGCGATTTGCTATTAGCACGGAAGCCCCGACGCCGCTATGATGGCGGCTCCTGAAACCTCGTCAGCGTCTTTCGAGGCTAAGGGGCTTACGTGTTGAACCTTTCAGCGGTCCTTCGGGGCCGCTTCTTTTTTGCTCTCCAAAAACCAAAGCCACAATTCGGCCTTCTGCGCCTCGGCGTCCTCCCCCATCGCCTTGATGATCGCGGCCTGGAGAGCGACCTGCGCCTGAAGCGCCTGGATCATCGGCCCCGAGAGGCGCGGATCTGGCGCGTCCTGCGCAGCAGCTTGCGCCGACAGAAGCATCGCGGCCGCAAAAATCGCGCTCCTCAGTTTGGCACCCTCAGCGCTTTGAAGCCGACGCCCCCGCTGTCGTTGGCCCCGAGCGTTACCGTCGCAAGATTGACGCCGGCGGCGTTGTTCACGGTCAGGAGCATGCCGGTCGTATCGGCCCCGCCGGCCGCCTGGAGCTTGGCTACATCGACGGCCCCGGCAAGCGTCTGAAAGATATGGGTTGTGTTTCTGAACACATTCTGCGGGGTGGTATTGCACACGGCCATCAGTCCATTGACCCCGTTCAGAAAATTAACGCACCCGCCGCCCAAGGTAATGGCGTCCACTCCGCTCAGCCTGATCGCGTTCCGCGCATCCAGGTTGAGTGCGCGAACGCCGCCCAGATCGGGGTTCCCGAGAAAGTCCAAGTACCCATCCTGCTTGTATTGCAGGCCCATACTCCTATCCGCGCCACCCGTCGTCATTTTCCAGTTAACTGCCTGCGAGTCGCCATCGCCAGTTGCAACAACCTTGTTTATGTTGTGAGCATTTATCACGGCGCCGTCGCGGAAGAAGGTGCCGTATAGCCACGGAGCGTTGGTACTTAGCGTCGCCACCTCGATTGCATACGAACCGTGGACCGGCGCCTGACCAGGCCCGCCGCCAGCTATCATTATTCCCCTGACTGCCGTCTCAGCGGGGTTGGCACCTTTGTCGACGACGTTGGTATTAACCTCCAAGCCGGTGATGCCGGAATCGAAACCGGAGCCTGGAGTACAATCGATCTTGGGGCAGTTGGTCGCGACGAAGTTGGCTCCCCATACCGCCCCGGCCCCTCCAGGAGTGCCGTTATCGCCCCGCATCGTACCCACGCTGAACATCGCTACGGCGGACTGGTTAGGCCCGCCGATGCCGCCGCCTTCGATATATCCGCTGATTGCGGTATTCCCCCAGAATGGCGTATTCCAGGTATCCGGTACACGCACCATCGAGGATATGCCTTGAAGCACCGGCACGGGTATTTGTACTTGGGTATAGGTTCCGACGTTAACCGCAAAAGCATTTGTAACGCCCCCCATCGAGGCCGGGAAATCCCAGCGATGCAAGGCTGGCGCGTTGTTGCCTTCCTTCAATTCGGTGCCGAAAGTGTTTCCCCACAGGGCCAGCGAGTTCAGGACGGTAGTTCCAGGAGAGGTGATCGAGCCGCTGTAGCAGTTGATGACATGGGTGAAATTGGTGTTGACCTGGGTGGCGCGGATCGGCGTGCCATCGGTGAAGATGAACGGCACCGGCCCGCAGACGGCGTGCGCCGCGCCGCCGGTGGCGAGGAGCAGCAGGGCCGCGAAGATCAGCTGGCGTATCGAAGCGCGAGCGCGAGTGCGCAGCATCACCACAGCCCCCCTTGACCGCCCATGTCCCACTGGTAGGACCCGTTTTGCAGGGTCACGAGCTGGCCTCCGGCGACGGTTGACCAACGCCCCTCCAGGGTCAGTGTCAGATCGACTGTCGTGTCGAGGTTCACCACGGCCGGGACCATGGTGATCTGGTTGACCGTACCGTTGTCGGCCGCGCCGTTATAGAAGACGACGCCATCCGTCACGATCTGGCCCGCGGCCCCGACCGCCCTGACCGTGGCCATGACGGTAACCCACAGCGGTTTCGCCACCGCCGATGCCGGCATGATCGGCGGCGTCGAGGTGGTGAGGAGGATGATCGTGCCGACGCTCGCCGAGTTGACGGCGGCGTTGACCGTCAGCGTCGCGGCATTTGCCGCCGGGGTGGTGTAGACGCCCCTGGCCTCCATCCGGATGCGGGTGCCGACCTGAAGCGTGCCGCCCCGGATCGTGTGCGACCCCGCCCCCGAGCCGCCGGAAATCATCGGCGTCAGGGTGATGTCATTGACCAGCGCGTCGGCAGTGGCGACCCATAGCCCGCTCGGGGCTGTCCCGAAGTTCCGGCCCCTCGCGGTAACGATCAGGCACTCGGCGGACGGCTCGATGATCGGGGCGGTGGAGCCGTTCGCCCCGCTGTAGCCGAAGACCATATTGCTGGTCGGCGGTCGCGTCGGGTTGGTGCCCCGGACGACCATGCCGCCGATCGGCTGAAGCTGGATCATCTGGGTATCGAACATCCGATAGTCCCAGGGGGCGCCTACCGGAGAGCAGCGGCCCTCGAACGAAAGACCCAGCGCACTGTTGCCGAAATAATCCCGGATCGTCGTGCTGTCGTTCGAGTTGATCTCGAACCCGGTGCCGTAGCGGTGGGCAATCCGGATGCCGGTAAAATCGGTGCGGTTGGTATCCGACGCGGCGATGCCGGTGCCCCTGCCGATGACGATGCCGCGGCAGTAGTTCGAGGCCGTGCGGTTGGCCGTGATCGAGATATTCCGGATGTCGCCGCCGACGAAGGGAATGCGCAAGCCGACCGCCGAGAGTGCCGAGGCGTCGATGTCCCAGGCGATCTGCTGGAACCCGGTAAACGACAATTGCGAATAAGTGCCGCCGCTGTCGCCATGCGACTGGAGACCCTTCGCCGCCGCCCCCATGCCGAAGAAGCTGATGCCCTCCAGCGTGACGCCGACCGGCGCCGCCGGGTCACCATTCGAGACCATCGTGCCGCGATGCGGGCCGATCCACATCAGCCCCGTCGTGGCGTCGCGCGTGCCGCTGGTGCCGCCGCCGAGCAGCGCGTTGCCGTTGACGTAGTTGATCGTGCTGGCGATGCCGAGGATGCCGCCGGGGAAGGTGAGGCGCCGGTCGCCACCCTGGGCCAGGGTGGTGGCCAGGTGGGCGTTGATCGCCGCCGAGACATCGGTGGCAAATCCCCACTCGATGTCCGCAATATCCACCCCGGCGTGAGATCCCTCGGCAAGCACGATCTGGGTGTCGCTGTTGATCGCCGCGATCGTGGTGATGAGGTTGACGCGCTGCCAGGTGAAGGAGAACTGTACCCCCGTGCCGGGGCCGGGCGTCCCGGCCGCGTCGAAGGTGCCGGTCTGGTTCTGCGCCCCGGCGGGATTGGTCGTGCTCTCGCCGCCATCGACGATGATCCACCCCTGGACGGCATTCGCATCGGCCGAGAGCACCGCGCCGGTGGCGGCGTTTACCGCCTGCACCCGGATGACGACATCGCCGGGGAAGACGATCGTGTCATCGACCCGGTAGCCGGTGCCGCCGGCCACGAAGACTGCCTGGATCGCGAAGAAATTGGCGCCGGCCTGCTCGATGGTGACAGGTTCGCCGACATAGGCGGCGGTGACGCCGCCGTTGACCGCCATCATCGTGGCGGCGTCGAGGATCGTCGGGGAGAACGCGAGGATAGCGCCGTCGATGCCCTTCTGGCCGTCGCCAGGCCCCAGGATGTAGGGCGTGAACGGCGGCGCGGCGGCATAGTAGGTCCGCTCGTTCGGCGCCGTACCGCGCACCACGGCGATGCGGTCGCCCGCCTGGAACGGCAGCGGCAACGCCGTCGTGTTCGGGTCTTCCACCAGGAAGAAGGCAAAGGTCTCGCCGGCCATTGCTTATCCCGGGGTTAGGTTGACGATGCGATTGTCGCGCAGGATCGTGACCCCGTCGTTCGCCAGCAGGAAATCGGCCATCGGGTCCGGCGGTATCTGCGGCACTTCCTGCATATTACCCTGCACCTGAAAGCGCAGGTAAAGATTGCCGATGGCGAGGCCGGCGCTCGACAGGCCCCGCATGTTGACCCGGCCCTGCTTGAACACCAGCGGCACGGTCCATGGTATCTGGCGCTGCCGGATGACGCCGCTGTCCGGCCCCGTCCACGTCACCCCCCAGATCGCCTGCCCCCAGATCGCCACGGGCACGACGAGCCCCGCCACCGCCACGCCGTCCGGGACATCGCGCGTCTCGGTCAGGAAGTTGATCTGCACCTGCTCGCCGGGCGGCAGCGCCACCATCACCGAGGACTCGATGATGGTGTTCATCGACATCTGCCCGGTGTCCGGCAGGAGCGAGGTTTCCCACTCGTAGGTCATCGCCCGGCCGTTCTCGACATAGACCGAATCCGGGTGCTGCGTGTCGTCGGCGAGTTGCAGCACGAGGCGGGTCGCCGAGAAGATGAGGAACGTGTCGTTCCAGACCTTGACCAGCCGCGCCGCGCCGGTGTGCGGGCCGGTCCAGATGCGGCGGGTGAGGTCGAACCAGTAGGAGACCATCTCCTCGTCGCTGTTCGGCACGTCGATCCGCAATGTCCGGCCGTTGGCCGCCGCCGTCATGCGGGAGGCGCGGGGGCCGGCGATCGGCGGCTCGGTGACCGCGAGGAAGGGCGCCACCACGCCATCGCCGTCCTGGCCGATCGGGTCCGACACTCGCCCCCGGAAGTCGATATAGCGGACCCCCTCGGGCGACACGAAGATAAGGCCCAGGGTCGAGGTGGTGATCGTGTTCGGCGCCAACGTCCCGGTCGGCACCGGCAGGATGTTCATCGACAGGTTCTGGGTCGAGGGATCGCCCATGATCTGCTGCATCGAGGCGGAGCCCTGGAAGGCGATCAGCGACTGCACGATACCGCCGGTGATCGGCGCCGAGAGCATCAGGGGGCCGATCGCCGTCACCGGACGGGAATTGTTGGTCGTCAGGGCCTGATTGCCGCCGGTGCGGATGCAGGGCAGCAGGCTGTCGGACCACGGGATGCCGTAATCTCCGGCGGCAAACCATGCCCGCCCATTCATCTGTTCCACGCCGACCGGCACCGAGGGGAGCGGGTTGATCGCGGTATCGCCGGCACCCCACAGCGGCGCGGAGGGCGATCCGCCGCTGAGCGAGAGCGGCCCGACGCCGCTGGCGGACGGGGCGTCCGTCAGCTCGATCACCGTCCCTATGGCGGAAAAATTCTGGTTCGCGGCGGTGCCGATGAGGGGCTGCGTCAGGTTGACGGTCGTGCCGGAGACGTTCACGACGTAGGTGCCCGGCAGCACCAGCGCCGGGTCGGCGACAATCAATTGCCCGATATAGAGATCGGTGGTGATACCGACATTGGCGATGAACTTGTCGCTGGCCGTGAAGTCCCCCCGATAGGCGTAGGGAAAGACCGCCGGGATGTTGCCGATGACGCGGAAGGTCCCGGCCACGACGCTTGATGTGGTCGGCTGCGACAACTGGATCGAGGCGCCGGCCGGCGTGCCGAGGATCGTGGTGCCGGGCTGAACGCCGGGGCCGGTCACCGTCTTTCCGGGGTACATCTCGATCGCCGCGGGAATCGAGATGCCGTCGATGATATCGGTGCCGTGGCTGTTGCCGGCGAAGTCGAAGACCGACTGGGTATTATAAAAAACATTTTTTACCCGGGTCTGAGCCGGGAACACCGCCGAGCCACCGATCTGATGCCCCGGCTGCACCCCGATCAGCGAGGGAGCGCCGAACAGGAACGGCAGACCGCTGGTGAACTCCACCGTGACGATGGAAAAGAACTCGGAAATGTCGAACCAGCCGAACTTGATGTCGTCGCCGGGGAAGCCCGGATGCGTCACCAGGATGCGGCTGCCCACCCGCGCCATGATCGGAGGCACCCAATCGCCGGTCGCCGGGGGCGAGGTTGGCGTGTTGCGGTCCTCGATACCGGACACCGGCAGGTAGCTCGCCGCCTCCAGGTCGTAGGCGAAGGGCTGATCCTTGCCGGGATTGAGCCCGCTCGACACCATGCCGTAAACGATGTTGCCGAAGGGGATGTATTGGGAGACGAAGGTCGCGGCGATGAGACTGGAAAAATCGACCTGGTCGATGGCCCCGGGCCGGCACACGAAGATGCCGCGGCTGGTCGAGTCCGGCACCATGTTGGTCATCGCCCGCATCGCGCCGCGGCCGGAATTGGTCGCGTCCGCCGTGTCGCTGACGCCCTTGGCGACGAAATTCAGCGGGGCGGCGTTGCGGAGAGAGGTCGCCATCAGATGCCGAGGACCGTCCAGGCGGTCCCGCTGAACCAGGCCAGCACCGGATCGGACCCGCCGCCCGCGATGGCCGCGCCCCAGACGACGGTGTTGCTGTCGGCGATGTGGGCCAACATGCCCGCCACGGGCGCGACGGGAAGCTGCGCAAAGGTCTTAGGCGGCAGATTCGGGAACTCGGCCAGGAGGATCGCCCCCTCGCCGCTGGCGCCGTTGGACAGATCAGCGGCGGCGATCGGGCCGATGGTCCCGGTGCCGATAAAAGCCGCGGGGCCGACGCGGGTTACGACCGTGACGGCGACCGCCATCACCAGCCCTGATGTTTTGTAAGTCTGGCCCTGTCGTAGCTCGTCCCGCCGCCGAAGTTGCGGCCGTCGAGCTGGATCGACTGCGCCCGGTTGGTCTTGTCGTCGGCCTTGGCGAGGTACTTGCCGATACGCATGTCGGCGAGGCCGTGCAGATTCAGGGCCCGCTGGTCGTCGCTGATCTCGCAGAGGCGGGAGGCCAGTTCGGTGACGAGGTAGCCGGTATCGGGGAACCAGGGCGTCCGGTTGTAGACATCGACGACATCCGGCATCTGGCGCTGGTAGCGCACCGTCACCGGGTAGCTGCCGAGCGGCGGGGGATAGACATAGGCCACCGGCGCTATGCCGAAGTAGACGCTGGCCCCGTCGATCGCCAGGGTGGTGTTGGCCGAGAGCGTCACCTGGCCGATCGTGGTGTTGATCGCGATGACGACCGAGCCCGGGGCGATCCCCTCCCCGGCACAGCCGAGGCCGAGGCGCAGACCGACGATCGAGGGGAGGTTGTTGACCGTGCCGTCCGTACCGCTGAGGTCGCCCGTCGTCGTCAGGACGATGCGCTGCGTCAGCGGCCCGCCCATGTCCGTCGCCCACAGGTTCGGGGTCGATTGCGAGGGAAACTGCGGGAACTGGTCGAACTCGGCGAGGTCGATCGGCACCATGTAAATGGGCTGCCCCGAGGGGAATGCCGGCGTCGGATAGAGATACCAGGCCGAGCGGCCGGCGCCGGTGGCACCCGACGACCCCGAGGTGCGCAGATAGTCGAGCGGCAGAGGATAGGGGCCGCTGCCGTACATCGTCGCCAGCGCCGGGTTGAAGTTGAAGTTGTAGACACCCCGGGCTAGCGCGAAATCGTGGTGCTGGCAGAGGTCGGAGAGGATCGCATTCAGGTTGCGCAGGGCAAAAGTCCCCTGATACCCCGGCACCTTGGCGCGGTAGGCCGCCTCCTCAATGATCTGCGCGGCGGTCAGCACGCCGGATCATTCGGCCGCGAGCGCTTGCGGCGGATCGTCGATCTCGGGGAACAATTCCGGCGGTTTGCGGCCCTCGATGATCGCCTCGAGATACGGGATGCGCAATTCGTCCGCCTGGATCGTCTTCTGCAATTCGAGGATGCGGTTGTCGAACTGCGCCACCGTGTTGATGTCCTGCTGCGCCGGCGGCACCTGGCTGCGCCGGTTGGCCGTCATCTGCACCACCCTGGCCTGCATCGTCGCATCGGCCTTGGCACGCTCGCGCTGTTGCGAGCGCAGCAATTCTCGGTTGGCGAACAGCCGCGCCTTGTGGAACGGCAGGTCGAAAATCGCCTTCCGCCGGTCGGCCGCGCCGCCCACCTTGTCGAGCAGCATGTCGAGCTGCACGCGATCGATCTCGGTATCCTCGCCGATCTCGTAGGCGATGGTCTGCCCCTCGCTCAATTGCAGCTGGTAGGTGATCCGCAACTCGCTCATGCGCTAATCCACAATAAAGGCGGAGCCGTCAGGAAGCTTGGTGAACGACACCCCTCTCCCTCGATCGTATCCCGCCATGATGGCACTGGCGAACCACCCGATCATCCACTCCTCGTCAAGGTTGTGGCCGTGGTTGCGCGCTATTTTACAGAACTCAGCCGCCCACTTGGCAGCATCCATGCCCATGTATTCGAGCATTTCGCCGTCGCTCATTCATTGACCTCGGCGATTATCAGCCGCACGTTTGGCCGTTCTGCAGGATATTGAGAGCGTCCCAGGTGGATGCTGGTTTGCCCGCCGGGAGGCAGCATCACAGGCCCTCCGACGTTCAACCACTCGCCAGTCAGGTCTATCGCCTGCCGCTGCACCCATATCTGGGCCGGCGTCTCGATCCGGCAGACGAGCACGCTGCGGCCGGCATCCTCGCTCATCCCCGCGCTCCGGCGAAGGTGATGCCGCGAGCGGTCATGTCGCGCCGCAGCGAGGAGAGGCGCCCCTCGCCCTTGAAGTCGAGTTCGTGCTGCCGCAGGTTCCACAGGATGGAGCGGGCCGAGAGCCATTCGCCGTAGGTCGTCTCAACCTCCTGGCCGTGAAACAGCCGCCGCCCGTCGATCAGGAGCCCGTCGTCAACGAGGCCGCCGGTATCCGCCACGAAGGGCAGGATCGGCGTCCAGCGGACCCGGCGGGCCATCCTCTCCTGCCACTCTCGCTGCGCCACCTCCTCGGCCGGCAGCAGGCCGGAGGATGCCCTCGCCTGCGAGCGTGCCTTCTCGACCGCCGTCGCCTTGAGCTTCTTCCGGCGCTCCGCCGCCGCCTCGCGGGTCGCGGTGTCAAAGGCCTCCCGAAGCTCCTCGCCGGACAGGATCTCGCGCGCCTCGTCCGACAGCGCGGCCAGGAACAGCTCGTAGGGGGTCGGCAGCCCCCTGGGTTCCGGCTCGTATTCGACGACCGGCGGCAGCTCGTCACCCTCCAGCGCCGGCATCACCGGGACTTCCTCGACGACCGTCTCGACGCCTTCCTGCGTCTGCGCCATCGCCGCACGCTCACGCTTCGCGCGCTCGCGCCCCTCGGTCATCTTGCGTTTCTGTTCCTCGGAAAGCATACAAACTCCTTAGGAGTGGACCCAGGCCGCCCCGGCCGCCGCGATGGCGGACACCAGGATCGGCCAGCCGGTGGTCGTGTCGTAGGCCACGTAATCGCCGGGGTAGAGCACCAGCGAGCCGCGGTTCGGCACGAACAGCTTGCCCTCGCGCACCAGCCCGCCGATGCCGGACACGGCCGCCACCGGGCGCCCGACCGTCTGGTCGTCGCGGATGTTCCCGTTGATCGTCGCGAGATCGGCCGGCAGCAGGGTAGCCGGGTTCTGCGACCAGGCGACGGCGATCAGCGTGGTCGTGCCGGCCGTGCCAAGGGTGCGGGTCGACATCTTAGGGCGATCCGGTCGCAAAACCGTTGATAATCGCGAGTTCGCTCGCGTCGATGATCGGCGTTCCCGTCGATCCGGCCAGCGAGGTCGAGGCGGCGTCGAGCGCCGTCTTCAGGTTCGCCAGGGTCCAGGAACCGGGGGTGCCGGGCACCGGCTCGGCGTCCTGGAAGTAGAGCGTCTGCGCCACCGGCGCGGCGCCGGGCGACAGGCTCTGCCCGTAGGCCGGGTCGTCTGCGTTGAGGCCGCCGAGGCCGGAGGGTCCGGTGCCGGCCCCCACGATCTCGAAACGAACCCGGACGCTGACCCGAAGGGCGACTGGTGACGGCATAAGTAAATCCTTTCCCCGCTAGGCTGCCTGTGCTACAGTTCTTACACCGCAGACAGGGGAGAAGTGATGGACAAGGTGTGCCGAGACTGTGGCGAGACCAAGCCTCTCACGGAGTATTTCAAAAGCCCGCGCAATGCGGGCGGCCACAGCCCGACCTGCAAGCCCTGCTACATGGAGCGGCAGGCCCTCTACCGGAAGAAGCCGCCCCGCGAACAGACGCCACCGGGAACGAAACGGTGCTGGTCCTGCAAGGAGGTGCGGGCCGAAGCCAATTTCTCGGCAAACAAGGATTTTCACGACGGCCTCAACCGCACCTGCCGCGACTGCGGCAACGCTCGCGCATCCGAGTACCACAAGAAAAACCGCAAGAGGCTGAACGGCAAGCAGATGGAGCGGTATTACAAAGACCCCGAGCGCTACGCCGATTACGACTTGAAGCGCCGCTTTGGCCTGACCCGCGGGGAGTACGATGCCATGCTCGCGGCCCAGAACGGGGTATGCGCGATATGCGCCGGAACCGACCCAGGCCCCCGCACCAAGCGCTTCCACGTTGACCACAATCACGCCACCGGCCAAGTCCGCGGCCTCCTTTGCCACCATTGCAACCACGGCATCGGCCTGTTCAGAGAGGATGCCGTGGTTATTCAGCGAGCCATAGAGTATTTGGCTAGATACTCTAAGTAATCAGGTGAACGCACCAGTTGACGACGCAGTACTCTCCATCGCGGCAAGGAAGGTTTGGTTTAAAATGCACCACCCTTCCATATACTTATACCCAATCACGCGGAGTTGATTATGAGGGTCCGACTTGTCCGCATTGTACAAGCGGTTCCACTCGACGCCCATCAGCTTCAGCGTGGCGAATGCTTCCTTGCCGAACACATAGGTCCGGTACACCGTGACGCCGGTCGCGGGTGCGGCGGGCGGGATCTGGTAGAGCCCGATGCCGGTGATCGTGACGGCGGTCGAGGGCGGGATCTGAATCGCCTGCCCGGTATAGGGACCGGAGGTCGGGCCGCCGCTGGCCACCAAGCCGAGGTTGGTCGGGGCGGCGCCGGTGCCCGAGCCGATATAGACGGCGTAGGTGAAGCCGGGGGTCGAGGGCGTCGTCAGCGAGATGCCGCCGGTGGTCACCGAGACATCGGCCGAGACCTGGTAGATGCGGCTCTCGTAGAAATTCTGGTTGTCCCACCCCGTCACCTGGATCGTGTAGGTGGCGGTGGTGAGCGAGCCGATCGCGTTAGCGCCGTTGACCTGGGCG